AGCCGCTTTGATATTTTCAAGGCGGCTATGCTGTCCCGCGTTGGCTATAAGATCCTCTCCGATACATACCATCCGGGCAACTTTCGCCTTGCGGTGTTCCGGGGCGATATCCAGCCGGAAACAGGGCCGTACAATAAGGCCGGGTCCTTTGACCTTGTGTTTGAGTGTAAGCCGCAGCTCTATCTTGTGGCGGGCCTGTCCATCCAGACGTTTACCGGGAGCGGCGGCATCGAGAACCCGACACCATACACCGCCCTGCCGAACATCCGGGTCTATGGCTATGGGTCCATCGGCGTTGGCTCCGAGACTATCACCATCGCGGAAACCCCATATCCGTATATTGACATTGACTGTGAGGCGATGGATGCCCGGTACATGGCAAACAACGCAAACAGCTATGTGACCGTGACGGGCGATGTGTTCCCGACGCTTCCCGGCGCCGTCACGACGGCGCTGACGATCAGCGGCAATATTACAAAGATCGAGATTCAGCCGAGGTGGTGGACTGTATGATCCCCATTTTGTATGAGACAACCGAAACATCGTTCACCACCAACGGCATCGGGCGGCTGAGTGATGCCATCTCTTGCATTGTCACGGAAGAGCGCAACGGCCCCTATGAGCTGGAGATGCAATACCCTATCACGGGGCAGTATTTCGGCGAACTCCAGCACAGCCGTATCATCTGCGCCACACCCGCCGATGGAAGAGCGGCCCAGCCGTTCCGCATTTATCGCATCGAAAAGCCCATTGACGGCATCTGCACGATCTACGCCGAACATATCAGCTATGAGTTGAACCACATCCCCGTCATGCCGTTCACGGCCAATTCGTGTGCCGATGCTTTGACGGGGCTTGTGAATCATGCTGGGCAGACGTGCCCGTTTTCGGTGTGGACGGATAAGAGCGTCATGGGGGCGTTCACCCTCCGCCAGCCGCGCCCATTCCGGGAGCTTTTGGGCGGCTCCCAGGGGTCCATCCTGGACACCTACGGAAAAGGTGAATACGAATTTGACAAATACCTTGTCAAGCTGCACCTCAACCGGGGCGTGGACAGCGGCGTGACCATCCGATACGCCAAAAACCTTGTGGACCTTGTAAACGATGAAAACATAGAAAGCGTTTACACGGGCGTGTGTCCGTTTTGGGCATCCGAGGACGGGACCCTTGTTACCCTCCCGGAGATCGCCATCTATGCTACCACGGCGGACAACTACCCCTATAAGCGGACGGCGGTTGTGGATTTCTCCAACGACTTTGACAACGCCCCCACCGTGGCCCAGCTCCGGGAGCGGACGCAAGCCTATATCACGGCGAACAATATCGGCATCCCCAAGACCAATATCAAGGTTGAGTTTGTCCCGCTCTGGCAAACCTCCGGGGCTTCTATGGGATCGCCGGGGAGTGAACTTATCATCCCCGCCACGGTCAACGGTGACACGATGGAGGACGTGAACGGCACCGTAGAGGGCGATACCGTCTATCTCAATGACGCATATTGGGCGCTAACCTTTACGGATTACAAAATCCTTGAGCGTGTCCGTCTGTGCGATACCGTGACCATCGTTTATTCCGCCCTGGGCGTGTCCCACACGGCGGAGGTCATCAAGACGGTGTACAACGTCCTCAAAGACCGCTATGACAGCATCGAGGTTGGCGAGGCAAAAACCACGCTAGCGTCCATCGTCACTGGCATCGACGACAAGATGGCGGAGGTGGAGGCAGAGGCGACCGGGAGCGCCCTTGCGGAGCGTCTGCAAGCCTACGTTGACCACCAGACGGAGCTTATCACGGGCGGCCTTGGCGGTCATGTCCTTTTTGGCTTCAACGCCGCCGGAGAGCCGAACGAAATCCTCATCATGGACACGGATGACGCGCAGACCGCCGTCAATGTGATCCGCATGAATGAAGCGGGAATCGGCTTTTCCACAACCGGATATTCCGGCCCGTTTACATCGGCGTGGACGATTGACGGGATATTCAACACCGCATTTATCGGGGCCGGGTCTATCACGGGCGTACAGATCGCCGCCGGGTCCATCACCGCCGGGAATTTGTCTTTGTATGGCAAGATGGGCGTGTACACGGACGAAAACCTTTCGACCGTGGGCGGGTACATCGGCTATATGACAGGCTCCACCGGGGGGGAGACGACAAACGGCATCGGTATCATGTCCCCGGACAACTCCAACTATCTGATCGCCACGAACAACGGCGTTAGAATAACCTACGGCGGGGCCGTGGATTGCGAGCTATACCTATATTCCGGCGGCATCCGGGCGTTTGGAAACATCTATCTCAACATGGAGCACAACACCGGGGGCGGGTCATCTGTACGCGGATCAAACTATACGACCTACGTAAGCAGTTTAGTGGCGGGGGTCAACAACCGGGCCTCCCTTGGCGAGACCACGGACGGGCGCGGTGTATTGCGGTTGTGGCATTACAATTCAAGCCTTGGGAACGCCTATGTTGGAGCGCAGATGTATTGCGGCACTGGCGGCTATGGCGAGGTGGATGTCTACAACGGACAAGGCAACCTCCGGGGGAGCCTGTACTGCACGTCTGGCAACGCCGGGGCCTTGCAACTCCGGGACGCAAACAACAACACGCAAACACTGACATACGCCAAGCTCCAACAGCTTTTAGCGCTTGTAAATTGAGGTGGAGAATGAAAACGACAAACGGAAAGGCATTTGAGATGCTGGTGACCCTTGCCGCCTTGCAGGAAACAGGGCGGCTTGGGTACGTCATAGCGAAACAGCGGCGGCTCATCGAAACGGAACTGAAAGAGTTTATCGACATCCGCAACCGGGCGATCATGGCACACATGACAGACGGCAAGATGTCAGAGGATGGGGCCGCCGCCGCCAATGCGGAGATCGCTGATGTGATCGATATGCCGTGCGAGTTTGCGGTCTACGCCGTCCCGGAGGAGGTATTCACGTCCGGGGGGCTGACCGCTCAACAGATGTACCAGCTTGATTTTATGGTGGAGGTGGAAAGCGATGGCGAATGATGTAAGCTATTTCAAAGTCCAGGGGGACGCCACACAATACAGCTTTAACGACGCTGACCTTAGCCAGGCGCTGCGTGACGAAATTTACAGAGCGCAAGCCTCCGAACAGAATATCACCGATGATATTGCCGCAGAAACCACAAGGGCGGAGGCAGCAGAGGGCGATTTGTCCACGCTGACAACCACGGCAACGGACAGCCTTGTCTCCGCCATCAACGAGGTGGACGGGGCGGTGGATACCATAAACACCAACATGGTATATAACCCCGGGGACAGCATCAACATACGAAATGTGTACGCGGGGTTTTTGCAGAGTGCTTCCGGCGGACTGCAAGTGTATTTCACCATCCCGCTAAACAAGGCTTGTGCGGCTAACGTCACGGGAGCTACCATCACAGGTAGCATGACGGTTCGGACCCCCACGGGCAATTCAACGGTCAGCCTGACTGCACACGCAGTCGAGAATGTGGCCGTCCCCACCGGGGTTACGGTTGCTTACACAGGTATCACAGTTGGTTCAGCCGGACAGCCCGCCGCCGTGTGGTTTGGCGGTGGGTCTAAGCTCACATTCACATGATTGGGGAGGTATCACCATGAACGAAAAAGACTTTATCAAAGCGGCTTGTATCCGTGCGGTTCGCACCGTTGCCCAGACCGCCCTCGCCATCATCGGCACGGCGAAAGTTATGGGCGATGTCAACTGGACCATCGTTGGCTCTGCGTCTCTTTTGGCTGGAATCCTATCTATCCTGATGAGTGTTGCGTTTGGCATCCCGGAGGCGAGTGACGATGAGTAAGACGGCATCGGGCCTAGTGGCCTATTGCAAGGCCCAACTCGGTTTGCCGTATTGGATGGGTACATTCGGGCAGATTGCGACAAAGGCTCTGTACGAGGCCAATAAACGCCGTCTGCCGCAGTATTACACCGCCTCCGACTTCCCCTCGCAGTACGGCAAGCGGGTCCATGATTGTGTTGGAATGATTAAGGGCTACCGATGGAGCGCAACGCCCACCTCCACGCCTGTGTACAACGCCTCGCAGGACGTAGCGGTGTCCGGGCTGTACGACCAATGCTCCAAACGGGGGCTTCTCAAAACAATGCCGAAGGTTCCGGGGACGTGTGTTTTTATGCCCGGACACGTCGGCGTGTACATCGGTGACGGGTATGT